TAATTATCAGTTACAACTTTAGAACCTGCGACAATAGATCCAGCACTATCATTAATAATAGCAGTAATTGCTGTGCCATTACTATCAAATCCACTAATAGTTTCACCAGCAGTAAATGTTCCTTCGATATAAACTAAAGTTAGTGTTAAACTACCAGAAGCAAAGTCAACAACTTTTGCTCTTGCTTTTGAAGTCTTACCTGTAACTATTGTACCTGTAGCAAAGAAGACAGGTTCTACAATAACTACAGAAGGAAGTACAGGATCATTATCATCAGAAGACTCATATACAGCATGAAGTCTGTAAGCATCAACAAGTCCTAATGAAAGATCCTTATCTTGAATTCTTGTACCATAAAGGTTAGAATAAGTCAAACCATAGTTCTGTTTATCGAGGTTTGAAATAGTTTTATTAACCTTCATAACAAACATCTGTTGACCAGATTTTGTCTTTCTTGTAGTAACGTTCTTAGAAATAGTTGCCGTTACTTTAATAGATGTAATATTTGTCAGATTATTAATCTGAATAGTAGTTCTATCAGCCGAAGTAAATGATGTATATCCTAAGTTACCAGTAGTTGTAGTATCAATAAGGATCTGATCACCTACAGGGTGTGTAGTATTTGTTCCTGCAAGTACAGTAATAGTATAGTTTTCATCTGATATTGCTTCAAACTGTTCATTTGCTGGTAGAGTAATAGATACTGAGTTTGATGCTACAGTTTGAGCATCAAAAGTTCTTCTTACAACACAAGATTCGTCAGATACACTCTTAATATACTTCTTAGGCATTTCGCTAAGAAGATCAGCATTCTGAACATCAAAGAGTTTAGAACGATATCTAACTGCAGTTGTATAATCTCCTGCAGCAGGTGCAGCACCACCAGCACCAGGAGTTACCTTAACAACTTGAGTAGCATAGTTAAAGATTACACTAGGTGCAGTAGTAGTTAATGCATTAGGATCAACATAATCAACATCAACATACTTTGTGCCAGAGAAATAAATTCTATCTCCTGGTCTGAGATCTAAAGCAAAGTTAGACTGTAAACCAGTAATAGTCTCATTATTAGAAGCAGCATCATATGCAAATGACTGACCTTGTACAAATGCAATATCTTCTAATATCAGATCAGCAGTAAATTCTGTAGCAGAAGTACTTTCATCTTTAGAAACAATCTGACGAACATCAGAATACTGATAGCCATGAACCTTCTCAATAGTCTCTATATTTTCCCCATCCAAAAGAAGCATTTCACCCTCTTGGAATGAACCTTCTACTTGATAGATATCAATATGATCTATATTACTAGCAGCATCAACAATATAACCTCTAGCACCACTACTAGCACCAGTAAGTAATGAACCTTGTGCAATAGTCTTAGTTGAAGCAAGTTCCAGAACAGTAATCATCTGGATATCAAATAATGTTGCCTTATAGACATCATCAGCATTACCAAATGTAGTATCAGTACCTTTACTAGAATGCTCTATAGTTCCTATACGGGCATATCCAATAATATTACCTGTTGCTGTACCAGGAGTTGCAGTAAATGTATCTCTTAGTTCTATGGTTTGATATGCACTAGTTACTGTAGAACCAGTAACATTTGGAAAACCCCATATATTATTAATATTTGAATAGTTACCAACTTCAAATGGGATGATAACGTTGTTTGCATTCTGTGTATCTCTAGGTTTCTCTAAGTCAACATAAGTTGGTGATAAAGTTTTAAGTCTATAACCTTTAACATATGCAGCACCTGGACCAAACTCAACTGCATACTTAGCTTCTGAAGCAGTATTACCTTGTGCTGTAGTTGCACCAACTTGATATATTCCATTATTAAATCCGTCATCTAATCCTTCTCTAAGATTAATAGAGAAATTTTTCACAACATAGTCACCAGACTCTTCATAAGTCCTCAGTGCCATTGTCTTTTCTAACTCATCATATGCACTACGATCTAAGATTTTTTCAACCTTACTTCCATTAATTCTTAATAGCTCAATAAAGTTCTTATCAGCATCATCTGTAAGAAGTTTCTTAATGAGCTTGGTTGTTATTCTGAACCTGTGAGAACCAGGAGCAGCATAATTAGATGTTCCTGCAGCGTTATCATTGAGGCTAAGGTCATCTTCTGGGGTAATGATGGATTCTTGTATGTCAAGTCCAACTCGATAGGAGGGGTTACTTCCATATTGATCAAGGAGAATGTATTGATAAGGAACGTCTACAAAGAAGCCTCTGATGAAATATACACCAGTTTGTACATAGGCAACAGATCCAACTTGTAATGCAGACGTTGGGAGAAGTTGGGCAAATGGTGACCCAATTTCAATCAGAGTAGTACCAAACGTAATAGCAGAATCAGTAACTAACTGCTCATTGTTTGAGAATGTTTTCTGTGTATTTCCTGTACCACCAGATTCAATATACTTAACATAAAGAGTAATATAACCTTTCTCTGAATCAGTGGAAGAAATACTATAAAGGACTTTGGCTTTAACACCAGAAGTCAAACCTGTAATTATTTTATTATTAAGTTGACTACGATACAATTCAATATCAGCACCCAAGAATGATTCTTGGAGCATAATCGCATCAACATTTAGGTCATAACCAATCTGACCTGGAATAACCATTGAACCATCTTTGAAAAGGTGAGAACCAACACTCTCTACCTGATTCTGCAGGATGGACTGCATTGTCGTAAGTTCCCTTGCCTGTATAGGAAATCCAGGTCGGAACAGCACTCGATAAAAGTTCTTACTCTTATCAAAGTCGTCGTAATACGGGGTTACATTTAAATTAGTATTTTGTGCCATTCGTTTAGAACTCTATTACGATTTTAATGTCTTCTACCTGATCGTTTGCACGACTGATAGACCGTCTATTATCTATGTAAACAACTTGACCGCTGTTTGATTCAATTTCTGGTTTCGCATAACCATTATTAAATTTCATACCGAGATCATATTCAGTGTTGTTAATAGTCCTAGAAGATGAGTTAGGAACAGCAGGGAAATTAACATCTGGAGCACCAGCTGCACCCGACGTTGCACCGCTAATGACGTTAGAACCATCAAATTCATTTTGTGTACCAGTAACTTCAGGGAAAATACCATCAACAGCGTTTTGATAATACTTCAATAGTTTAGTAGTTGCATTCCATGATATAACTCTTGCTCTAGCAGTAACGTTAGTACCGCCAACAACTCTTGTTTGAGTGATAATTTCGTCAGGAACGTAATTACCTTGGAATGTAGGAGCAAATATAACTGCCTTACAAGCAGAAACTGTTAAGTCTGATATAAGTTCAGCAGTACCAAACTTAAGTGGGTTTGTAATCAAACCAATACGACGATAATCGTTATCAACTGGGAAGTCACCTGCACCCTCATCGTATGAGAGTTTGGCATTAATCATTACTCGGAACGCTCCGAGTTCCACCACTGCATCATATCCATGACCATTTGGAGGAGGAATAATAACATCCACCTGACCACCAGTACCAGTACCAATACCTGTAATATTGTCAACACTAATTTTACCAAAGGTGTAGCCAGTACCGCCAGAAGTAACAGTAGCAGAAATAATTTTGCCTCCGTCAATGACGATAGAAACACGACCACCAGTACCATCACCGTTAATAGCAACGTTGTCATAAGTACCATTATTATATCCAGATCCTGCAGCATTGATTACGACTGTATCAACTTCTCCAGCAACTGCGTTTGTCTTCACCGCTGCGTTGGTGAATACAGGCATGTAATCGTTAGAAAAGAATTTAAGAACACTAGCGACAGGAATAGTGTACATATATTTCCATCTGTAACCATCTCCAGTTGTGACAATAGAGGTAGATGTACCAGTAGGTTCAACCGTAGAGGGTTTTCCGTTAGGGTCGGAGGGAGATGTTCCATTATAGATGCACTTATAAACTTGATACTGAGAGTTTACAACGTAAAAGTCAGAATCATATAGTTTAGTAGCACCAGAGGCAGCAGTTTTACTAGGAGAATAATCATGACGATACATGTCATAGGTGAAACCTAATCCACCTGTAGTTTGTTCTGGGGAAACCCAGTCAATTCTACGACAAACTTGTACGGTATCCGAAGCAAGGACTCTCTTCAGGGAAACCATGTCATCATAAGAACCAGAAAATTCTGAGAATGAATCAACTGCCTGTGGAGGCGAGTTTTCATTATCCCATGATTGTGGTCTTCCAATGAACAGATACACCCTATCACGATTGGCACCAGCAGCCGTATCGGATTGAGTCGCATCTGGACCTTCAAGTGCCTTAATGAATTTTTGCGCTGAAAAAATTCTAAATTGATCAGTTAATAGAGCTGCCATGTCCTAGTGACTATTGTCCTCCTGTTTATTTATGCCTATTCCGAGCGAACGATTGTAGAATACTCGATTCGTTTGATTCTATATGATGCACCAGCGTTACCAACTACCTTTTCACCACCTAGAACTGCTTGTGCTTTTGCACCAGATCCCGTGGTATCACCCGCTGCATTCGTAAATGTGATTGTTGGGTGAACGTTATATGAGGTATCTACAGTCTGTAAAATACCATAACCGCCGTTAGTTATAGTAACAGAAGCAATTTGGTCACCTGCAGTAGTCATATTAACAGTACCAGCTGCTTGTATAGAACCAGTATTTTCAATTGTTATTGTAGGTGCTGCTGTATAGTTAGTACCTGGAGATTGTATAACAAAATCAACTACACTTGAATCGTGAGAGAACTCATACAAATAACCTGCAATACCAACATTAACATTACCAGTATTATATGGTGTAACATCTTTAAGGATAAGAATACCATTTGAAGGATCCCAAGAAACACAAGTTCCTCGAACTCCAGATATAGCACCAGTTACGAGTTCATCAACACCAAAGTTTTGACCATTATTATCTGATAATAGATTAACGTACAGAGTAACTAACGCTGTATGATCTACACCATCACTTAATCCACCTGCACTGGTTACAGTTGCATACTTGAATGGAATATCTGCGTCCTTAATGTTATCACCAACTTGGAATAGGGTTGTATTAGTACCACCCTGAGTTGCCTCAATACCATATAAAGAATTGTATATACCACCATCAAGACTAATTTGGTTCAGATAGGTAGTACCAGTATTTACCAAATCAGGAATGCCATCTCCAACTGGCGGACCTGCAGGTATGATATCTTGGAATGCTTTATCTGCTATGGTTCCAAGAGGAACAGTCAATGTAACAATATTATTTCCAGTAGAATCAACTAATACGTGAGGATCAAATCCGCTAGGAGCACTATCAGCAACACCAGCATCAAATTGAACAATAGCATCTTGTGTAGATGGAATACCACCATCAATAAATGCTAATTCATCAATTTCAAAAGTAACTAAAAGTGCTCTTGAAGTTGGATCCCAATCATATACTTTTGCAATCTTGTTAGCAGAGTTTTCAACCTTTCTAATAACTCTGTCACCAACATTAAATTTATAGTTTGAAGTACCATCTGGATTATTTTGTCCAGCATCCAGAATAATACGCTGATCATAATTAAAGTTTACACCTCTTGTTAAACCAGAGAACTTACCAGCAGCCTTGGTTGTATAAGAAATAGTTTCTGTACCTACAATAATCTTACCTGAACCTGGATATGCATCTGTAGAATCAACATAGATATCCGTATCAGAAGCACCAAGAGCTTTAACCAATCCAGTTAAGTAAATTGCAGAAGAGTTAAATGCCTGTCTTGCTCTCGACTTACGCTTAAGATTAACAAGTTTAGTAAATATAATATTTGGAGAAGATGTATAACCGCTACCTGAATCAGTAACTTCAATACCAGTTATCGCACCTTGACTAATAGTTGCTTTTGCTTTAGCACCTAATCCTCCACCACCAGTAATTAAAAGGTATGGTGCTTCCTGATAATATTCACCAGGATTTACAACATTAATTGATGTAACCTTACCAAGTTTATCAATTTCAGCAGCACCTTGAGCACCCTGACCACTACCACCTTCAAAGATAAGTGTTGGTGGAGTAGCATAATCTCTACCTGGATTTAATAGTGATAAACCAGTAACTGTCTGCATAACTGCATTACCAGTAGCACCAGTTCCTTCACCACCAAGAATTTTTGCAGTAGCATTACCAAAATAATTATCACCACTCTTAGTCATTCTAATATAATCAATCTGTCCAGCATTAGTTGTACTCAATACAACTTCACCTTCAGCACCCTCTGGGAAAGTTGCTGGCATTTGAGGTACTGTACTACCTTCAAATAATGGTACACCATAAAACTTAAGACCAATAGCATAAGGATATACAGGATTACCTGAACCATCCTCTGTCATAAAATAAGCATAGGTTCCATTTGGATACTCAGGAGTTACATCAAACTTACCATTATGCTCATCAAGAGTACCAGTAGAAGCATCCCAAATATAATCTTGTGTTAAATCTCCAAGAACATATCCACCTTGAACAGTTCTTAATCCATGACCTGAATTAGAATAAGCAAATGCATACAGAGCAGCAGGAGCATTTACAGGAACAGTCCATCGCATTTCCCTAGTAGATGCTAATTGAAAACCGCTAATATAACTTGCATATGATACTTCAGCACCATTAATATAATATTTTACTCCCTCTACAGTTGAAATATAATTTGTATTTCCTATATCTGATGTATTTCCTGTCGAATGCCATCCATCTTCAGTAGCAGACAATAATAAATGTTGGTTATCATTACTCGAATCATTTTGTTGGAATATATAAGTCTTTCCTCGTTTTAAATCTAAGAAGTTTGGTGTTGAACCACCAAATAAGAATTTACCACTAGCTACAGTAACAACATATGTGACTGTACTTACAGTAGTTACTTCAGGACGAGCACCTGGAAGTTCACCAGTAGTTCTTAATCTATAACCAGATACCTCTCTAGCAACAGCACCAGAAGCATTATACCCCCAAGGTCCATAAATTGGATATCCATCATAGGACATACCCAATATCTTAGAGTGACCATCTACATGTCTTGAATAATCAGGACCAGTAGCAAAGAAATCTGTAATATAATAATCATTTACTGGAGGAGTATTATCTGGAGTGCTATCAAAGGTCATATAACCTTCATCACCTGCATATCCAGACATATATCTATGATACTTACAGTAATAATAAATTTTATTAGTTTCATCACTATTCATTATGAATAGAGGTGCAAACTCATTCTCATAATCAGTTGATGGTGCTGCACTTGCACCAGTACTATTATAATAAAGAGTACCACTATTCAATAAACCATCAGCAGTCGTACTAAACTGCATAGGATGACCATGAGGATGATGATTAGAAGGTTGGTTACTAGTATCTGCTTGATTCCACTTAATTAAATAATTTGCTTGAACCTTAATATCTTCTGGAGCAAAATAATATTGCCCAGGAACAAACGAACCAAATTCATCAGCATCAGTACCAAAGTCAATATAGAATACACCGTTAGTAAGAAGTACAGGAGCTGCATTAACAGTAAATGAGAAACCAGTAGATCCTAAGAACTTATCACCATCAGAAAAAGTTCCTGTTGTCTGTCTTAAATAAACTCTAGTAACAGCATTTGTATTATCTTTAACTACCTTAGCAATTTCACCTTGACCAGTACCACCAATCTCACCTACAGTTCTACCAACTTCTATGTTTCCTAAAGTTTGATCAACACCTGTAACAGATAACATTACATTATCAAACTCAGTCTTAATATTCCAAGTAAATTGTCTTAGTTTACCCCAATCAAATACACCATTTCTCTGAGCAAATTCAGTAATAGTTTTACTTGACTGATAATACTGAATATTACTATCAACTATTGCATCATAAGCATTTGTATTTTTAAGATAATCGTACTTAACAGTATCAATAGAAAAGTTAGTGGGAGTTCCACCTGTTGTACCCCATTCTGGAGTATGGATTAATCCACCGTTTGCTAGAATCCCAGTAACTTTATTTAATTGCTCTTCTCTAGTGCCAGGGTCAGGTACATCTTTACCACCCCTGTAAATAAAAGTTTGATTGAATGTGCGATCTTTTATTCCACCACCACTATAGACTGCACCTGCCAATGCAGATTTAAACGTATGTGCAGTAGTATTAGTAGAAGGTGCAACACCTAAAACTTGTATAGTAATGCTATCAACAGTAGTATTACTAACTAAAATATTGACGTTATGAACTGGGTCAGTTGTACGAGGATAGGTATGATCTGTAGCATGACTATCGTGAGCACAAGTAAACGTTAAAGAATTTGGTAATAACTTAATATAATCTCCAGCACTATAACTATGACTACCAATAGTCAAAACCATAATACCTGTAGTAGGATCATAGGTAGCTTGAGTAGGAGTATATGATGCTAATGTAGTACCAGGACTACCACCAGGAACTCTTTCCTCTGCTATTGGTGTAGGTTTTGGATGATTATCTGCAACAATTGCAAGTCTATCTGTTGTCCCTGAGAACGTTGCAGTAGTTGGAGAGTTAGGATGAGTTTGGAATATTCTCTTAACATCAAATGATGTTACTACATTTGGTGTTTCATCTTGAGGAACAATCTGTAGTCTTAGAGGATCATACCCCTTCCCTCTATCTAAAACACGAACATGAATAATTTGACCTGAGTCTAGGTCTATAATTGGATATAATAATGCTTCTCTATCTGGTGTTCCACATCCATCTATAGTTAAACGTGGAGGATCTGACGGATCGTAAGATGAGCCTCCGTCTACTACTTTTACCGCACGAACACCAAATACTTCATCAAAAATTGGTTCAATAACGGCACCAGATCCAGGAACAGTTCTTGCCATTTATACTACGCTACGTTGATTGTGCCTTGCATGGCAGCATGTAATGTACATTGATAATAAAGTGTGGAAGGAGCATCCATTGGAACTGTCCAATAAAGCACTGTAGTTCCACTACCACTTTGTCCAGTAGTATAAGGAGTACCAGCTAAACCTTGAGTACTCTGAATCCTAAAGGGGTGACCACCACCTTGGATTGAGTTATCAAATGCATAGGTAAATCCTTTATACACAGTGAAAGTAGGATCACTTACAACCCCACTAAATCCAGGACCAGATACTGTATAATCTGCTACTCCATTTGCATTTAATTCAAACCAAATAAGTGGACTTCTATTAGGAATCCAAGTAGTACCATTATAGAATAGTGAATCTCCTTGAGTAATACCAGCAACGTTGGTATCAGTTAAAGCAGCAAATGTTGTTGTTAGAGTTCCAGAGAAATTAATTGTACAAGTATCTCCAGAAATTGCAGTTGTAATGTTTGTACCACCTGCAATAGTCAATGTATCTGTCTGACTATCAGCAGTTGTTGAACCAGAATCTGCAGCAACACTAGCAAATAAATTAATTGATGCAATACCAGATGCATCATCTCCAGGCTTCCACTTAGAAGCAGTAGAATCCCATTTTAAAACTTGATTATTAGTAGGAGCTACAGTAGTAGTATCAACGTCTATTAAGTCATTAGCACCTGAATATTGAGTTAAAAGTTTTGCTCTTACGTTACCAGCACCACCTGCAGTGATATTAATATTTACATACGGATTATCATCACCATTAACTGTAAAGAAATACCCCTTATAATCTGCAGCAGCAGGAGCAGCAGCAAGAGATGCGTGTTCATTCTTATATTTTACCTTGGTGGGAAAATCAATCGTTCCATCCGCACCAGAGAAAGTATTAGTGATACCACCAACACCGAGAGTAAGATTTCCTGTTCCGTTGGTAGCGATATTAATGTTTCCATTAGACGAGGATATGATAGAACTTCCATTTACGTCTAAGTTAGCAGTTAAGTTTGTATAATCTGAAGGGAGAAATGTTGTACCATTATAACGAAGTACTTGACCAACAGCAGGGTTTGTGACACTAACAGTTAAGTTAGTACCATTTCCTAACGCAGCGTAGATCTCATTAAAATTATCGTTAATCTTGTCTCCACCCGCACGAAGGGTATCTCCCGTATTATCGTTCGCAGTAGTACCAAGACCAAGTGCTTGTTTAGCCATTACTTCTTATAATTTTTAGTTATTTATGGTGTTTCGGGGTCTACTAACTCTTCGCCATATAGACTTAAGTCAGGAGCAGTCCAATCATCAGGAACTGATGTCTCAACTGCAATGGTTGGATTTTGATATCCAGAACCAACGTTACTAATCTCAACACCACCAACACCGACTAGTGCGCGAATAGAACCTTCAAATCCAGATATAGAGTCAACTCTAACTGTAGGTCTGGAAGTATATCCAGATCCACCTGCTGTTACTTGAACCTTCTGAAGTTGTCCAGATGTTAGATTTGCGTTTGCAATCGCACCCGAACCAAATACAGATCCAAGATAATCGAAGGTGATTAGTGAGTTAGAGGATTCAATAACAGCAACTTCTCTGTCTGAAGTCTCACCTTGGATGTCAATGAAGTCACCTGGTTCGACTGGAGGTACAACCTCAGCAGCGTCAACGTCTGCCTCAGAACCAACGTAAGAGAATGCAACGAATGTTGAACCTACACGTGGAATCTCAGAGAATAATATTCTTGAACCAACAATCTCAAATCCAATTCCAGGTTCCTGTATAACACCATTCAGTGAAACGATGATGTTATTTTCTGGACGGATTGTAGAGGATTGAACACCTTCCGTTAACGTTAGTGAGTAGAATACATCATTACGCTTAAGGTTGAATGACTGACGTAAGGAGTCGAACTCGAATGAAATATCATCCAACTGTCTCAACTTACCTACGTAGAATC